TGAAATCATAAATGGCTTGTAATGTTGCAGCATCTCATTTTGTCATTCATTCTAAATCATCTTCATAATCAACAAATGCACTTGCTGGGGTCGATGTTTCACTCCATTTAATCGTAAATGTCTTATATCATCAATGGATGTATTCAATGTTTGATTCATCTTTATGATCAAGCCAAACTCAATCCGTATGTCTTCCAAAAGTTGTTAATTTTGCTTTTTCTCATAATGTTTTTAAATTTCTTGGTAATGCATATGCTCATGCTGTTGTAACTCTTGTTAATAATACACTTGCGAATCAATCTGAAACACAATATGGAATTTCTCCACTTTGTTTTATTGTTTCATAATCATTTGCCATTTTTAAATATTGGAATGCGTCTGATTGCTGTGTTGAATCACAACCAATTATATAATAATTTGAAGCATTTACGATGTGGTTTTCTTGATAAATAACAACATCAAGCAATTCTCATTCAGTTCAACCAAAAGAATTATTTAAAGCAACTGTTATTTCTTGCCATGCACTGCTAAAAGTTGTGTATGGTAAAGTTGCTGTTGCAATTACATTATTTGAATCACCATACCAGTATGAATATTTTTTATTTGAATTAATTACTGGAATTCATTTTCTTACTTCAACAACCAAACTTGTTGTTGGTGATCATCACATTTTTACTTTTAATTTTAATTGATTGCTTGCAACTCATGAACCTTGCCTTTGAATATGTAATTCTGTTTCTGCGTTTACATCTCAAACTTTTGCTTCAACACTTGCATTATCATATACAGTTGTTAATTGACGAAACATTGTATCTGTAATTTCGTAATATGAACCAACCAATCATTCATCTTCAAGGTGATCACTTGCACCACTTTGACTTGCCAAGTCATCAATTTCTGTTTGCATTGTATCAAGATCATACTGAACTGAAACTTTTGTCCATTTTGTGCTGTCAAAAGCTTCTGGTGTTGCAACTGCTGTTGAACATGAATAACGGTCTCATTTATACATTACAACATCTCAAACGTTATATGTTGCCGTGCTGTCGTATTCACCAGCAATTGAAGAATCATTTACAGACAATTCGAGTTTATCTTGAATGTCTTTTACTTGTTCCGCTGTTCGGTAAAGTGAAACTTTGTCTCATGCATAAAATGCATGTGCTGTATTATCTTGACTTCTATTTGAAGCTGTATCATCTTGAACGCATGTTCAAGCTCATCTAACAATTGTATATGAATTCTGATTACTTGCTGTTGCTTTTACGATTTCACGTAAAATTACATTTCAATCTGAATCGCAATGTTCAAGAGTTAAAAGAAACGGAAATGTCGTTGGAAATAAAGATTGGTCTCAATCTTTTATTAATAATGCCGTTGCACTTGCTGATATGTCCGCAATCATGGTGCTGTTCGCATTATTGCTGTTTTGGAATTTTACAAACGTCATTGTTTTGTATGTATATAAAGTAAAAAACAACTTAATCACTGATAACACTTCGCAACGTTTCAGTTTCTTCAAGTGTTAATGTAATTTTCGTTGGTGTGTATTTGATTTTTTCAATCAACAAATTTTTAATACTGTATTCACTATTCACCACCGTCACAGTATCTCACGGAATAATTGATTCAATATCGTATTCTGCATTTATCACGATTGTGCTTGCATTCTTCGGATTTGAATATTGATCCAAATAATTATTTCAGTATTCATCTTGCGTTGTTACATCAACGATATTTTGCTGTTTATCGTATCTTTCTTTGATTCAATAAAGATTTTGTGAATCTGTATCTTCATAAACTTTTACGGTTCAATCTTTTCTTTCAACAAATATTCTGTTTGTAATTTGTTCAATATCATAGTTCAAATCCATACTTTCAACCACTTGTTGATTTGCAACGATGTGATTTGTTTGTGTAAATTTTTTTCTGAAATAAAATTTTCATTCAGAATCAATGAACCAATAATAATTTGCAATATCGTTTACTGTATTAATTGCTTTTGCACATGTTGTATTATTATCAAAAGAAACATTTATATTTTCTGAATATGGATCAATGCTTCATATTGTGATTAAATTTCATGAATAATTGTCGTTGAATTCTGTAATTATTGCATTCAATACGGATTCAACAGTTCAATTATAAGTTCATGTGAATAAAACTGCATTTAATAAACTTGCAATTCATAAACACACAATGCTTATGTATCATTTATTCACATCGTATTTTCTTGAAATTTGCGTTACATATCACATATAAATTTGTTTTCCTTGCTTGTATCTTTCATTATACAAGATCACTTTGATAATTTCTCATCAATGAAATGTTGTATCTCAAAAACTCAATGCAAGGTTTAAATTCAACTGTCATTGTCATCAATTCACATTTTCAGAAAAATTAATATCATTCATAACAATATTTGGATTTATTGTTTTTTGATATACTCACGTTTTATCATATATTTTTATATCGTATCTATTCATTACAAGAAGAACTTTTTATAAATAAAAGTCATATCGTAATTTGCCAAAGCTCATGAATTCAGATTTATTTCAATGTGGTTTAATCATGGTTCAATCACTGGGAATGGTCAATCATATGGAATTACATCACCATTCAATTTTACAAGTTTTGTTTCTCAATCAATTATTATAAAATCTCATGGTAACAATTCTTGCGAAACGGTGAAAATATATCAGTTCATATCAATACTGAATGAATTTAAACCGCTTTCTGCTTTCACGATTAAGTAAATTGTTGGGTAACAGTTCACCTTTCACGTGTAATTTATTTCTGTTGCATAATTACCACTGATTCAAGGGTATGTGTTTGTAATACTTGTTAAATTGAATGCCAAAGGATTCACGCAATTGAAAGATAATGTTACATCTTGCAAGAAATTTACATTATAATTTTGTCTTCCGAATCTCAATCATGTCAAAGTTGCTTCCCGTCTCCTTACAAGTCAATTAATAATGATGTCCAAATATCATTGTGTTTTACTTGTTTGAAACTTTAATTCATCAATCAAATCGTTTAATCATTCTCACGTTGGTGCTGATAAACTCATTGTGATATTGATTGTTTTTGTTCTGTAATACTTACTCAAAGCGTTTCATCAATCTGCTCTTGGGTAATCGTATGTTTCAAAAGCAATGCTTCACAAATCATCATGATCTGAATTTATTACACGCCTTGTTGTTCAATTGTGTAAATTGTATCAATTGAAAATAAACATTCAACTATCTGCACCTTTTCATGATTTCTTTTTAGGTGAACTTCATAATAAACCGCTGTTAAGTAATATATCGTCCATTGTGTTTTAATACTTTGATGTAAATTTTTATGCAATTCAGAAATTCTTTTCAAGTTTTACTTGTCTGATCATTTCTTTTGCAAGTTCTTGAATATCATTATCATTTCTTACACTTACTCATGAAATATTTATCGTTATTCAATTGTTATTTGTGATTTCATTGTTTGGTATTATCTTTCATGAAGTATTCGGAACAAAAAGCTCTGGTCATTTTTCACCAACCAAATATGTATTTCACATTACAACTGGTCATCAACCAGCTTTTTTTCATGAAACCAAACTTTTTAATGAAGCCACCGCACTGTCGTATTTTGATTTTGCACTTGAAACCACACTTTGTGCCGCACTTTTTACACTATTCCATGCGTTTTTGATTCTTTCAACAACTCATTCAATAGCACCAACAAAACTTTCAACCCAACCAAGAACCGTATCAATTCATTCTCTGAATTTTCATTTGATATTTTCCCGCATTGTTCCGAATGCATTTGTTAATGCTGTATCAATATTTTGTGCCATTGTGTTTCAGATTTCTGCCACCGTTTCCCAATCTCATGTGAATAAAGCGATCCAGAATTCAAATCACAATTTTAATGCGTCTCGTAAAGCTGTAAATATTCCAATAACTGAATCTTTAATTGCTGTTACTTTTTTAGTAATCCATGTCCACGCACTTGTTAATTTTTCTGCAATCCAATCAAGCAACGGTCAAAACAAATCTTCTGTTACTTTTTGGATTGTTTCCCATGTGCTTTTTGTCAAATCAACAATTCAATTCCATGCTCATTCTCGATCTCATGAAAAAACTTTCATTAAAATATCGATTGTTTTGAATGCTCATTCAAGAATTCAACCGATAATATCAAGTCAAGCACTAAAAATATTTCAAATTGCGTCCCATAAACCACGCAAAATTTCTTTTACCGTTTCTCAATTTTCTGATCGCCACGCTTGGAATTTTTCAATTCGTGGTTTTACTGTTGCTGAAATTTTATCAATCACTTCTTGCGTTTTTTCTCTAATTCATCAAAAATTCGTTGCCCATGCAACTCATAACGCCGTTACTCATGCAATTATTCGTCAAATTGGTCAACTCAATAATGTAAATGCTGTCGTTAATCATGGTAAAGCCAAAGCCAATCATGAAATCATTGCCGTTAATCATGCAACCGCTGTGATTACAGTAAAAATTGTTGCTGTTAATTTTGGATTCTTTTCAATCCAACCAACAACTTTTTCAATAATTGGTGTAACTGCCTTTAATAATTTGTCAACAACTGGTATTAATGCGTCACCAATTGTATTTTTCATGTTTTCCCACTGTGCGTTTACTCTTGCCAATTTTTCTTGCATTGTTTCTTGCACATCTCATGCTTCTGCAAGTTCTTTTTTTCATTGTGAAACAACTGCATTTACTAATGCTTGTTTCTTTTCTGCTTCTGTTAATTGATCTACTGTTTTTCAAAGTTGCTGTGCATAAAGTTCTTGTGCTTCTGTTTGTTTTATCACAATTCAAAGATTATCAAGAATTTGCACACTTCATCTTCATAATCATGTTACAATATCGTCCAAAGCTTCTTCCATTGTTCTTCACATTGCTTGCCCCTTTAAACGTGCAATTTCCATAATCGTTGACATATCTTCAACATTTGAAACAATTCATAATGAATATGCTTTGTTCGCTTGTGCCATTAATTGTGTATCTGCAACGGTTCACTTTGAAGCTTTTCTCATTGCTTTCAACATTTCATCACTTGCAATTCATGCACTTTGTGATAATCTTTCGAAACTTCTTTGTAAAGGTTCGTTTTCAATTGAAGCACTAATAAAACTTTTTCACAATAAAGCCATTGATCATGCAACTGCCGTTGCTGTAATTCAAATTTGCTTTAATGTTTTTTCGGTGTTTTTTCACCATGAAAATCAATTCTGCAACTTCGTTGCTTGCTGTTCGATTTTCGAAACTCATTTCGAAACATTATCAAGCTCTTTGCTTGCTTGATTATCTGCTGATATTTTAAGTTTTAAATCATATTCTGTGCTTGCCATGTGGATTATTTTTTATGTGATGAAACTTTGGATTTTTGCTTTTCTCTTTCTGCTTGAATATGTTCCCGTTTTCTTTCTTCTTGGATCATTGCAAAGTGTAGATTAAGAACGTGTTCACTTTCATTGTCTAAATCCGACGGCTTGCAATGATATAATTCTTTAATCAATATATAATCACGGTGTTCTTTACTCAATCATTTTCATGAACGTAATGTTTTTGCGAATTGTTCAAGAATTTCTTTACTTCTTACTGGGTATTTTCATTTTTTCCACTTCTTCAAGAACCTTTTCGTAATCTTCAACCGCCAATCAATCAACTTCTTCTGCTGTTAAATTTGTCATTGATGTAATCAAAAAATCATTTGCCTTTTGTCAATTTGCAACTGTGATTTCAATTTCTCACGCTTGCAATTGCTGTGGTGTTGCTTTTAATCAATCGAGAAGAATATCATTGTATTCACGATCAATTTTTCTTGTATAAACGTTTGAAATGGTGATTTCCTTTTCTGCACCGTTAATTGTTACTTTCATGTTTTCCTTGTTTAAGAATTAAAGAAGCCTTGTTTTAAATACGTGCTTACAGATAAACAAGGAAAAACTGCAAGCACGTGATATATTAATATCAAACTGAATCGCTGTTTAATAATAATACTTCAATTGATGTTCCGTCATCATTGCTGTATTGTCCAGTAAATCACATTGTTTGTTTAATGATTTCATCGTTTGAATCTGTTTTTGTCCATTCACTGAATCAAACTTTCATTAAATCAACATAAATTGCTGGGTAAACTCATGTTGCCAAAGCACTTGCATTTGTATTTATTGCGTAGAACCTAACGGCTTTTTTCTCTGAATTTAATACGTAATCACGTAATGTTGTTGATTCGTATACTGCTTCAAAGTCTCATTCAATACCGAATTGTTGATTATAAATATCTGCAATATCTGTACCACCGAAACATTGAACATCTGTTAAATTCTTGTTTATTGCAATTCTGAAATTTTGCATACATTGTTCACTTGCACTGTTCAATGAAGCTTCATCATTTGCAAATTTTACACCTGCCATGCTTGCTGTAAATTCATTTTCAGTTGCATATGCTGGGGTAACGCTTCCTTGTATTGGTTGCATTTGCTTTCACATAAATTCTGCACTGAATTTTACATAATCTGCAACTTCACATGATAATTCCAAATTATTTATCATACAATATGGTGCGTAACTTCCAGCAACTGGATCATCATCATAAAGTGTAAATGTTGGGTGTGTGTTGTTTTGCAATACTTCAAAGAAATGTCCAGCATGTGATTTTGTTGCTGACATTGTCCATGTTCCATTTGTAACACTTCATGAAACATCTTTGTCGAAATAATAATATGTTGTTACTCAATCATTTATTATTTTCTTCAAAGTTGCTCATCATGTTGTAACATCTCATCTTGCTGGTGTTCATCATGTTGGTGTTCCAGTAACTGCGTAAACTTTTGTGTATTTTCACAAAGCACCGAGTAAAAAGAATCACATTGAATAATCTTTTGCAACTCCTTGAATTGTTAAGTTTGAAGAATTCTTTGTTGTAAAAGAATTATAAACTCCGTCGATTACTCCGTATCATGATTCATCTGTTACACTTTCAATGCTTGGGTTTAAAACTCCGCTTTCTTTTGCAATCCATACGCTTGGTGCAACTGCTGTTCATCTTGTTGCTTCTTTACCAAGTCAAATTGCTGATAATCTTCCGATGTATACCATTTTTGTAATTAATTAAATGCTAAAAGTTTTTTATTCTTCATCTTTTCATTCAGATTTTTTCTGAACGATTTCCCTTGCTTTTTCTAATGCTTCAATCATTGTTTTTCATTCAATGATCAATCACCATTTTGGAAATGAATATTTCCTTACACCATTATCGTTCACGATTTTTACGTGTTGTTCGATTTCTGGTTTTTTTTCTTTACATCATTTGCATGCCATGATTTATTGTTTTTTATGATATAAATTATTTTGTCATTGCTGTAAATGAACAATTGACTTCAAACACTCTGAATGGTTCTTGCGTATTTGCAAATCACCAATTATATGTGTATTCACACTTTATCGTGTATCAATCATCATTATTCCAAACAATAGTTTCAATTTCCTTTAATTTCTGAATCACCATATCTGCAACAATTCTCATATTATCTTCAACTTCTGAAAAATTTTTCTGAATTCTATCAATTAATCTTATTTTGTAATTCAATTCTGTTTGATAACTGCAAGAATCAAGATATTTTACATTTCCATTATCTGGGGTAATGATAATTGCTGGTAAATTTATTCAATCTTCAATCTTTATGTCATGGTTATAAACTGCTCAAATTCTTGCCGTTTCTCACGTTGCGATTTCAAGCATTTTATTATATAATGCGTCTCATATTGCCTTGAATGAATATGTTGTTTCTGTCATTATTTTTTCATATTACTTTGTAAATCTTCCAAAATTATATCATTTATTGTGTCCATATGTTCCGTGAACGCTCTTTTCAAATAGAATGTTGTTTGTGGATTTTTTCTGTTTGAATATTCTCTTAAACTTGCATAATCCAAAGGTGAACCAACCACCACGAATCATCTATTGATTGAATTGAAATCTTGGTTTAAACTCTTTCTCAATGATCATGTCAAATATGGTGCGTTTTCCTTTGCGTTGTTTGTGATTTCATTTCATACATCAACCAATATAATTTGAACAACTGCATTTACTTTATCGTTCAATCACATCAATTGTTGTATATCTCATTGCAAGTTTAATTTCATTCACTTTCAGACATTATAATTTTGTAAAATTTTCTTTTTGATCCATTCCAGCTTTGTATTGATTTCACAATATATGCTGTTCAATCAACAACAATTTTGTCTCAAACAACATTTCATGAATATTCACAATACAATTTCTTCATTTTATAAACTGTTGCTTCATCAAATCCGTCTGATTGATCCAAAGGTTGCACATTACACGCAAATCTTACTCATTCTGAATCATACGATGAAACTCAATACTGGTTTTTTTGGTATCAATACCTTATTGCTGTTTTATTATATAATATCATGAATGTTTATATTGCTAATGTAAAATTTTTGAATTTATCAAGCATGATTTTAAAACTGAAATATATTTCATCAATTGTTTGGTCTGTTGTTTTTCAACCGTAAACAATTTGTTCATCTCATAATTTATATGATGAAACTCAAATATTTAATTCAGATTTTAATTCATCTGATAATTTTCAACATGCAAGGATCATTTCCATTAATTTCAAATCGTCTGGTAATTCATCTGTTCATTCATTATTTCTATTATATCAAGCTGTGTATTTAATAGTGATAAATCCGAAATCTGAATTTACATCAAGCGATTTAAAAATAATTCTTCTTTGATTTGCAACCATGTAATCAGTTCATTTTGTTCAAGAATAATCTGATCCATTGACTTGCGAAATGCTTTGAACTGGTTTGTTTTTCAAAAATATGTTGTATCAAAATGAATTTGTATACACTTTTCTCAAATCAATTTGTTCTTCATATTCTGCTTGATCGAAACTGTCAACGCCACAAAGATGATTCAATAATTTACACGCACTATTTAATGCAAGTGTTAATTGTGAATCCTTGCTTGTATCTCCGCTATCGATTCATAAATAAGCCTTGAATTGTGATAAACTTGAATACATTGTTTTTATAATATTTTATAAATTATTTCTTTGTTGATTTTTTCGCTGGTTTTTCTTCAACAACTTTTTCTTCTTTCTTTTCTCCTTTATCTTCAACCAATTCGTAAAGATGTGGGTAATTTCTTAAAAGAGAATCGAACCACCTTGTTTCAAAAGTTGCTCATGCTTTTATTTCTACTCAATCAACAAGCTGTGTTTCTTTTGAAATATTCTTTAATGTCTTTGTCATGATTATAAATTATATGTTATAAATTCTCGCACGGCTCATTAAAGAACCGTGCAAGATATTTCCAAATCTGATTAAAGAGTTACATTTACTCATAATCCGATTGTTTTTCCAAGTCATGCTGTGCTGTTTGCAATTCCGAAACCGAATTCGAAAGTTGCTGTTAATCTGATTCCATGTCCAGCAACACGATCAAGTTCTATTTCAAGTGGTTGTCCGAAACCATACTGAATAGCTGGTTTATAAACAACTGCGAAAGAACCTTTTGTGTTGTTAGCGGCTGTTGCGTCAACAAGCCCAGAAGTATTTGTTAATGCTGGGAAGTCTCTTGCAACCAAAACATCGATTCCGAATGCTTTTGCTAATACACCTTTAACGATTGTTGCGTTTGGTCAGAATTTGTCCATTGTGATAACTTCACTTAAAGCAAGCATTTTATCATAAACGTTTGCTGGTGCAATTATCAATAAATCGTTCAAGTCTGCTTGGTATCAAGCGTCGATTACTCATTTAACTGCAAGAATTTGTCAAGCTGTTAATGAACCAACTGAAACTGCTGTATTTGCAATTCCAACTTTTCTTATACCAGTTGCTTGTTGAACGAAATAAGGTGAACCAGAATATGTTCCGTTAATGTTTCCAGAACCACTTGCTGTATTATCTGAATTAACGAAAGAAGCGTCAATTGTTCTTGCGGCTGCTCTGTTGATTCTATCTCTTACCAAAGCTTCAAGATCACCAACTGAATAATTCAATTCTCTCTTTGAAATATCAACGTAAAGAATGAATTGTCCTTGCGAAATAGTTACTGCACCAGTGTCTGGTCAGTTGTTTGCTGGTGTGAAAGTTACTGCACCAGTTGTCCATTCACTATTTCCACTGAATAAATCAGCTTCACCAATAACTGGAACTTTTGCACTTATTGGCATATTATTTCCATGATTTCATGGAAGTAAATTTAACAAAGAAGAATACTTTGGAAGCATGTCCAATGCTGGATCAAGAACAACGTTTGTTGGAACAAGTTCTGCACCAAAAGCTGTTGCACCAGTGTTCATTACTTCATTGGCTTTTGTTTCTTCAACAACTTCTTCTTTAACTTCTATTCAAGCAAGTTTTTTTGCTTGTAATGCTAATTCTTTAAGGTTCATGATTAAATGAATTAATGATTTAAAAGGAATTAATTATGTTGCATTTTCTTTAAAAGCTCTGCAACTTTTCAATATCATGTGTTCTTTGTTGCGGGTGCTTGATAAGAACTTCATGATTGAATTGCTGTATTTTTTATTGCATGATCTAATTGCATTAATACTTCAATTGTTCATTTCATCAATTCTTGATGATTTGATAATTGCTGTTTTAATGATTTGATTTCTGCGTCTTTTTCACTCAATTTATCATTGAATGATTTTACAAATGATTGAAATTCAGCTTTTTCAATTCATTTGAATTCAGCTTTAATTGATTTGCTGTTTTCAACGATTTCTTCGTTGCTTGTTTCATCAACGGCTTCTTCGTCTGATGTAGTTTCAACATCATTTTCAGAATCTTCGCAATCGCTTTCTGCTGGTATTTCAGAATTTTCATCTGCTGGTTTTTCTTCTTCACTTTCTTCTTTATTTTCAATATCTTCTTCAATGCTTTTTACTGTTTCTTCAACTTCTTCTTCTGTTGCTGGGATTTCTTCTTCATCTTCAACAACTTCTTCTTCATTATTTGAAGTATCGTCATCATCGGCGATTTTTTCTTCGTTGTTTTCTTCTTCAACTGCTTTGTTTTCTCATTCTTCATTTTCTTTATGGATTTCAATATTACCATTTAATGGTTCTTTTTCTTCTTCTGATAATTCTTCATTATCTGCTTCAACAACTTCTTCTTTTTCTTCTGCTTTTGGTTCTTCATCTTCTTTTGTTTCAATTTCTTCTTCTGATTTAAAGCATGAATCAAAAGATTTTACCAATGCAAATGGATTTGCTGGAACTGAAACAAGAGAAATTTCAAATAATTCCAAAGCTTTAATAACATTTGTGTAACTGTATTTTCATTCAGCGTCCACGTTTTCGATTGTTTCATAATCTTTTACGCTGTATCAAATACTGAATGTTCTTAATACACCGTTCTTTAATTTTGAAAATACTCAATCTGTATCTTCTGTAATTTTGGCTTTTATGAATAATCCTTTATCGTCAATACTTGCTTCAATTACATTTCCAATTGGTTTGTCCATGTCATGCTGTAACAATACAATTGGATTTGTCATGTATTGCTTTAAAGTTTCTTCAAATGCTGTTGGTTCAACAACATCATTCATGCGGTCTTTATCTTTGGTTGACGCATATCATTCGATTTCGTATGATTTATTTTCACCGTCGATTATTTCTTTAACGGATTTCTGATCACATACGATTTGAAAGAACTCTTTGTCCTTGATAAGTTTAAATTTCATCTGATATAAATTATTAAATAAATAATTACCTTTTTCTTCTGTATTGCATTGTGCAACGACAGTTCACTCATCACGGTGGCATATCAACTCAAACACTTGGGTAAATATAATCTAAATCGCACCGTCATTCATCTTCGGCTTGTTGGTGTTCAAGTCTAACACGATCATCACCAACCGTCAACCGCTTCTTTTCCATTTCAATTCATGCTTCTTGTAAAGCAAGCATTGGTTGTAAATTTCCATATTCAAACGCTTTTGTTGTTTCGGTTACTGCAATTGCTCTTGCTCTTGGTAATCCAAACAATTTATCATCAATTGCGTTTATCTTTAATTGCATTACATCTCGACTTTCATGGTTATCAATTCACTGTTTTAAAGTATTTATAACATCTCGTTTTGTGGTATGTGATATGCTTCACTTATAATTCGAAAGGTTTAATTCTCATCGATGATTTGCATATTCACTTGGCTTGTTTGGGTAATAATCAATCGCTTCTTCTCTCAATAATTTACTGAATTTTCTGTACTGCGTTTTGTATCACCTTTCAAACACCTTTTCCAATGGTAACTCCATTTCTTCAATTAATACTCATATTCACATTGATCTTCGGAATCATTCCATTGGATCATCTCACCGTATTTCATCGGTTCGATTTTTCTTTTCTTCTGGGTATAAATGCACATGATCGTTTTGTAATATACTGTATTCAATGTTTATTATGTAAACGTGGTTTTCGTATAAGTCTTTTACATGATCTTCAAGATATTTTCTTTGCTTCTTAAAAGATTTTTGAATAATCGAATATATTTTTGCTTCTTTACGTAATAAGTTTCTGTAATCTTGTGATAACATTTTTTAATATTCATCTCATGGTAAAGTTGCGTCCAATGCAATATCTTCTAATAACACTGAATTTCTTGAAGTTATTGGTTTATCTGCGTTTTCATCTTTCAATGGTTCAAGTCAACGATCTATTCTTGCTTCATTTATTGTTATAATTCCAGTTTGAACATCTGCTCTTTGTCCATTCAACCATTCTTGCGTTTCCTTTAATTGTTCTGAATCAGATTTAATCCAATATTTTTCGAATAAATCTGGTCTGAACATCTGCAACAATTTATTTAATATTGCGTCAAAGTCTGCTTCCATTGGTTTTATTGTTCATTCAAGGAATTCTTCCTTTTGATTTTGTCCATTATTATAATTCACATCTTCAACGTATCATAACATTGCTTTTGGCACTCCAAACGCACTGCATATTTTATCTGTGGTCATTTTTCTTTGTGATATGGTTTCCATATCTTTTGCTGTTAATGATAATTGCTTTACATCTGCAATTCATCATGCAACAATTGTTTTATGTGCATTCTCACTTCACTTGAATTGTGCATTAAACATATCAACGGCGTTTTGCTGTTCTTCTTCGGTTAAATTACCGTCCAATAACAACATCATATCTGGTCTCGCACTGTTCTTGTAAAAGCTGTAATTTGTTTTTAAAGCTTCCAAATCAAGAACTGCGTCATATAATATGCTGGTTAATATTCACATTCAGTTTAAAGTGTTTATCACATCATCTTCAAACTTGAAATATCAAACTTCATCTGCATTATATGTTTCGGTTTTTGTTCCGTTGTTTGATATTACTCTGTATCATGTAATTACTCAATCTTTTATAATTTTTGTAACTGCTCTTGAATCAATAATATCAAATCTGATTGTTTCACCCATTAAATTTCTTAATGGTTTTACATATAATTCTCATGAACATAAATAATTCATGAAAAACTTGATTTTGAATTTTGCGAATGTTGGAACTTTGAATAAATCAAAAACTTGATCTGTGGCAACATTATCTTCAACCGTTTGACGGTCATTATCTTGCAAATATATTCCGTTCCTTGCTGTGGATCATGCAATTTTTCTTACACATTGGCGAATATCACCGTTTTTTTGGTATAAATCGTAATATGTTTGTTTTGAAAAAACAACGTCATTACTGAAAAGCTGTGAAAGGTTTATTCAGTTTGATGTTGTAAATTGCTTCTTTTTTACCTTTGAAATATTAATTCAGAATATTTGCATGCATGTTTATATTCATTTAAACAAATGCATTATAATCACGAAATCAAAATATCAAAGCTTTAAATATATAGAAAAAAACGGCGGTTTCGCCGTTTCTCATTTTTGATTTATCTGGAAAATACAATTATTCGTTACGATTTTTTAATACCATTCTATGCTCTCATCAATCATAATTTGCTGTGTAATAATATCATTCAGAATCTTTGGCAACTTCATATACAACGTTTCAAAGAACTGGTATTGACGGCTTTAATTCCATAAAACTTATTGGATCATCAACGTATAATGATTTTGTTGCTTCAATACTTGGCTTAAATTTTCTTCATTGTGAATCCACGATTTCCATTACATCGTTTGTCAATCGTGTTTGTGTTTCGTTTCATGCGTTTACAAGTCAAAGTTGCACGATTATATATTTTGAATATTCGCTTTTAATATCTTCTGCGTTTGGATTATCGCTTTTTAATTCGTTTACTTCTTCATACTTTACTGGCATTCGCACCACTTCTCATTGTGCAAATCAAATATCTTCATCGTCCAAATACATGTATTCGATGTTTGAATTTTCAACTGGTGCTTGTTGCGTTTCAGTTGGCTGTTCTTGAACTGGCTGTGTTTGGCAACCGCATAAACTCATTCAGAAAACTGCAATTAATAATAAACTTGTTTTTTTCATTGGCAAATGTGTTAAAATATAAATTGCTTTTATAATAAAGAAACGGTTACGTATTGCAACCGTTCATTCATGTATACGAAGTAAAAAGATAATAAATTATTCTGATTCTTTTTCAACTTCTTTATGAATATCAATCTTTGGTAATTTCTCAATATCACAATCAACGATATTTTCAAAATCTTTTTCGTTTATTTTTTTCAATTCCTTATAAGTCAATCACAATTCCTTTTTTGCGTCGTTCATAATATCAACCCACGCATTATAAACTGCGATGTTTTGTAAAACTCATAATTGCATGTTTTTTGCTTGCGTAATTGCATTAATGATTCAATTCATAATTTTTGCAAGCTCTTGGAACTTCACAACTGGATCAATATTTGATTCCAAATGCTGGTCTCTTTCAACCTTGAATCCATTCTCACATAAATCTTCCATTTTTGTGAATTGTGGATTTTCATTAAACTCTTTTTGCATGATAATATAATTAATAAATTAAAAACTTTTAAATAAATCCATACACTTCGTTTATTTCATCTCTGCATTTATCACAATATAAAGCTTCGGATCATCTGAATTTTTGTGATATTTTCTTTCAACATTCACGGCAATAATTATTCTTCGAAGTATTCGTCGAGTTTGTCTTTTTTTTCTTCAAGGTATTTTCGGAATTCATAAAGCGTGATTTTGGTTGTTGGTCTGCATGTTTCATTGTGTGTTGTATCATGGTGTAAAAATTCTAATACAAGTCTTTCCGCTCAAAGCAATTCCAATCATTCACTGCGAAATGAATTTCGTGGTTTTTCTTGTTTATTTTTATCTTTCGCTTTTTGCATTTTTTCTTTTAGAATGAAGAAATAAAAAACTTATTCCTTGTTTCTTGCATTGTAAACAACATCGAATCAACAAGATCATCATGTTCTGCGTTTGGAAATGATTTTAATTCGTAAATCAAATCATCATTTCATGGTGCGAAATACACACGTTTTTCTTCAAATAATACTTGCTTTTCCAATAATCTTGTTGTTTTATCTTTGATTGTTTTCTGCTCTTGAACCGCAAGTCACATATTGGCAAATACTGTTTTTAATACTGCTTGATATGCAACCGTTTCAACAATTACACGTTTGGCTTTTCGTTTGATGTATAAATTTTTCACTGTTTCACTTGCACGTTTTATATTCTTTTCCACTCACTCCAATCAAACGCTTTCAAGTATGTAATATTTATCTTTTATTCTTCATGTTGCACATACTGCGAAACGATCCGTTCATTCTTTTTCACTTACTGCTGGATCAACACCAATTACAACTGAATCGTATTTATAACTTCTGCATTCATGGTCAATTTGAATCATATCACTTGTGATTATGTGCTGTCAATTTGCATATGGAATTAATAAGTAATTCTGATTAAATGATATGCTTCAAAGTCTCTTGCGTTCGGTTTCAAGTGAAACATATCTTTTTGCAACTTCACGGATTCATTCATTCAATTTTTGTGCTTCTTCATCTGTTTCAACAAATCTATTCCAAACAATATTTTTATGTTCATCGTATATTGGCAAGTTTATAATAACTCGGCTTGAATCATTTTTGATGTGTTCTTCAAATCTCGGAACGATTCAATCTTCATATATCGTATTTCATAAAAATATTATCTGTGTGGATCATGTGGTTCATCATAATACTTCGTTCAACATGAATTCAAAATTTTTGTCAATTTTCTTTCTGCTTTGGCAACTTGCAATTGTATCAACATCATCAAATATCAATAAATCTGGTCTGAATTTTCAATCTGGTGCTGTATAATTCTTTCATCTTGGTGATGTTCACAAACTCATTGCACGCACATAACAATCATTTTCTGTAACGAATTTGTCGA